CAGGAGCTCGAATTGCGCTTCCAGGTTGCTCTGTTATATTGGGCGCTGTTGCATCAATAATAGCAGATTGCGCCGCTTCTAATCTTTTTACATGCTCAATATCTGCCTTTGGGCCATCGAGCGGGTTTTCAACAGCATCCGCGTCTAAAACATCAAGCGTAAATTCTGCACCTTGAGCAACATCACTTTTAGCAGTGCCGCCATCAAATATAACATCCGCACCTTTGCGCAATTGATCCACAGTTAATAAAACAGCTTTTTCACCGGCACGAATTGCCAAAGGAAAGGCAGCGCCAAATGTGCCAGCTGCTATAAGTGAATTACGGAACTCTTCAAAACCGTAATCAAGACCTAGTGTTTTATACCAATCCGCGACAGCTGGTGCTTGAATGGCCTCTGCACTCATATTGATTAAAGCTTCCCGCAGCATAACGCTGGCTAGGGTGCGGCCCACACCAAGCGGCCCCGTTGTGACCGCCAGACCAAGATTAAGCGGATCTGTAAACCCAGCTCCTAATTCTCCAACAAAAAACCCTGCTTTTGCTGCGTTGGTATTCGATTGTTCATAGATTTGATTTGCTTCTTCTACATCAGCCAGAGCATTTTCTTTTGCCTGTTTTGAGATTTGCCGCGCAAATTCATCTTTATCAAGTAGCAGCATATTAAGATTTGTTTGTTCGGCTGGATCTCCAAGCTTCAAGGTGTTTTGATTTTTCTTGACAAAATTACGAATGTTGTTTGCGTGATAAAAATACTCAGCAGTTCCGGTCTGAAACGTGTAGGCAGGATTTGTAAACTTTTGAAAATAATTTTGACCTGTTTGATCTGCAATTTGATTTATTGTGTCAGTCCACCAATTGCGCTCATAAAGCCTTGAGTTAAGCGGGGCCAATGCGCGTCCTTGTTTAAACCCTGCCGCAATATTTTCTGCGATTGTTGAGCTTGGTTTGTCCATTTGAGGCACAAATGACATTGCGCTTACATCAGGTTTTTCTGGAAAATTTAGCAAACTCATTGCTCATCCTCCAAAGCATTATTTGGCGGTTTGTTTCTATTTCTTCGTCTTTCAAGCGCTTCTTGCAGATCTTCTGTTTGTTCTTGTTTGAGTTGATCAAGCGCGCGCTGTCTTTCAGGAGTCATATCGGGAATGGTAAGGCCAGCGTCCAATGATTTTTGGTCGCGTTCAGCTTGTTTAACTTTTTGTTCTTCTTCGTCAATAGCATCAATTTTCAATGAAACGTCAGTGTAAGAAAAGCTTATTGGCCCGTCTTTATTGGTTACAACCCTGCTTGTTTCTGGTGAAAAAAAATCATCAAAAACATAAAGATTGTAAATATATTCTTGATCGGGCGTTTGACCGACCACGGCAATATGATGATCATCTGCCAAAACAGAACTTAAAAGTTGTTGATCGCTGTCAAAAACATTTGGCAATGCTTCAATTACAGTTTTTAACATATCATTATCTACGCCTGGGGGCCGTAAAACATATCTTTCATCATATGTTCCTACACCGCCCGTACCGTCCTGAAGCGTTTGACCAATTCCACCCATTGCCTCAAAAAACAAATTTTCTAAAATATTGTCTTTTTCAAAAAACTCTGGATTTGTTGCATTGTTAAGGGTTGCTAAAGCGCGCACCGCTCTGGTTATTGTGGGTTGAAGTGTTTGTCGTTGCGTGTTTGGCAATCCCGCAAAAGCTTGAAACATAATATTTGCAAAATTTTCTTCGGTTTGTGTTTCTATATTTGAAATTGTAAGCTGGGGTTCATATTGCATCCCATTAACAATTCTATTCATTAAAGGTGCGTTCACCCCAATTGTTTGCGATAACCCACCAAGATAGGCAAACATATCAGCATCATCGCTTATCTGTTCATAAAAGGCTGTAGCTCTTTTGCCAAATGCCTCGTTTATGTTGCCAATCAAAGCCAATTGATCCATGCCAGGCATTTTATCCAAGCCAATAACAAGCTCATTTTGTTCTGCTTGGGTGATGAATTTTAATTTTTGTTTGCCATAGAGCTGTTGTACATTAAGCGCGGCTGGCAATCTTTGTTTAAGCTGTTTGTTTAAAACCTCTGGATTTGTTCCAGTTAAAGAAAAATCTATTGGGGTTAGAGGTTGCGCACCGGTGCGATCTGCCCATTCAAGCGGTCTCTTTTCAATTGCATCGGCTTGCACTTTTTGACGTTTTTCAAGAAACGATAAAACATCGCGTTTTAATTGTGTGTCTTGGCCCTCGGTTCTTTTTTTTGCAATATATGTTTGTAATTCTCTTGGGTTTAGATTTTGAATTTCTCCACTTTCCGCAATGATTTCATTCATCAATTCAATGCTATCATTGATTTCTGTTTGATCTGCTTGCGATACAAAGCCTGGATTTAATTCTGCTTGGCTTAAAAATTTAAGTGTCAGCTCATTTACTTCATTGATTTCATCATCTGAAAGCATTGAGCCATTTTGCAAATTATCTAATGCATTCGATACACTGCCTTCTGCTTCAGTTTGTAAGGTTTTTAAAACTGATCTGGCAGTTGAAACATTATTGCCTTGAATTTGCTGGGATAGGTTGATTGCGCGCCGCCTAAGTTCAATGCGGTCTTTGGCTGTTAAATCCTTAAATGTACTTTCCGTTTCTAATGATTGAACCAACTGATTTGCTGCATTTAAATCAGCGTTATAATCGATATTATTAATGCGCCCTTCAACATCCAAAACATCCATCATACGCTTGACTGATCTTAATTTTACATCTGCCTCGCGTTGAGTGCGTAACCCTAGATTAACCGATTGATCCAACTCATTTTTAATGGTATTCAAAGCATCTTCTTTGCCACCCCCTATCCCTGACAAACCATCGTTTAAAGCAAGGTTCATTTTTTCATCGCTTGCGGCAAGTGCCTCATCAATTTGACGCGCGCGCGCATTTGTTAATATTGGGCCTCTTGCTTGGAGGACATAAGCATCTGCAAATTTTTCAAAGTTTTTACGAACAACGCTATCTGTAAGTTTATTTGCAATTGCCTTTGCTTCATTCATGGCTCGATTTTCAAATGAGCCGCTTAATAAATCTCCAGGTTTTTCGGTGAGTGTTTCTAATCTTTCGTTTTGTATAAATTCTTTAAATTGATTTGATGCAGTGTCCGTTTCATTTTTTCGTTGCACAGTTAATAAGTTGCGATAGAGTTGCTGCCCTTGCTGCGCTAATTCTTGACCAAACCCTGCAAGCGCGCGGCTATCAGCTGACAAGCCGCTTGGACTTGCCTGGGCAGATAGCATCTGCGCACCGCCCCTTTCTGAGCGGCGGGTTTGAGATCTATATTCTGGAACCCTCATTATCTCCCCGCAAATTGTTGGGTTTGTAAATATGAGCTGCCAGCACTTAATAAGCTTTGTCCAGCGCCTGCAAAGCCAGCAGTTTGAGCGCGCCGCCCATACATGCGCTGCAAGTTTCCAGACATTCTTTGCTCAAGCGCGGATTCTTCCAAAGCTTGCTCACCTAATGCGGCATTATATCTGCGCGCGCTGACCTCTTGTTCAGCTTCGGCAGCTGATGCCAAGGCTACTTTTAAAGGCGTTCCATCGCTTGCAACCCATCCATTATATCTAAAGGCTTGGGCCTGGGCGTCTGAAAATTTTTTAAAATCCTTTCTGAATTGTACAATTTGCACCTCTTCGCGCAATCGTAATTGTTCGGCTTGTTGCTCAGCGACCAATGCATTACGATCTGCCACTTGCGCATTATAATCATGCGCGGCCTTTGCGTCCTGACCGGCCTGAATTTGACCGGCAACAGAAACAACAGTTCCAACAGCAGCTATTGCTGGCGCTGCTGTTGACGCTGCTAAAAGGATTTTTTCAATCATTGAATTTAGCTACCCTTATGAAATCTTCACCGTTCTGACCGTATTTTTTCATCAAACCCTCTTCTTTAAACCCCATAAATTTTGCAAAGCGCAAAGCCTCTGGCCAGTTAGCGCGGCAGGCGGCTTGTACCCGCCAGAGTCCATGCCGTTTGATTGTATCTTCAAATATTCCGCTGCGCGTTAAGCGAATAAATGCTTTGCTTTTTTCATGAATGCGCGCCGATCCAACGAACCAGGCTTCGCCAACACCGGCCCACATTTCTGTTATTCCAACACATGCAACCAGATGGCCATGATCGAGCACAGTGAACGACCAATCTGGCAATTCCAGGCTTTGTGCGTATCTGCGCGCAAAGATGTGCTTGTCTGTGCCTTGGCTTAAATCACCATCGATCAGATCTTCTAGGTGCTCTTTTCGATAAGGAACAACATTCATTCATCAAAGGTTATCAGGCGTGGAAACAAGCCAATCACGGTCATGGGCAATGGCTGATCCTGTTGTATCACAATATGTCCATCTGTTTCGTAACCACCCCGAAATTCTATGTCTTTGTCGCCATCAAAAAGATCGAGCGCCTGGCCCATTTGATCTGACGCTGATCTAAAAAAGATTTGATCGAGCTCACTTTCTGATGTGCCTATTTTTGCACCCACGGTGCGAAAGAAACGCGCGGTCATATCATGTATGCGTTTGATTTTACCTTGCGCCGTGCCTTGCGCACCACCCGCATCAATTCGCATTGTTTGCAAGGTACTTGTATATGGCAGTCCGACATGCGCTTTGGTAACAGATACATCCAGGCTAATTGCGCCAGAGCTGACGGTTTTATTTGCGTGGGCTGCGCCATTTGCATTAATCGCCACGGTTTGACCTTCAAGATGCGTAAGCCCAGATATTGTATTGGCTGAGCTTCCAGAATATGTCAGGCCGCTATCAACGAAAAACGCATCCGCGGAGGCTGTGCCAAAGTCATATGCACTGAGATATTCAACATATCTTTTTGTGCCAGAATTTATCGTGCGCTCAACAACCATATACAGATCATCTTCATTCAGATCGCCAGCTATACAAGCGACCGATTCAACCGATCCGTAAGATCCGTTTGATGATGTGCCGCCAAGAAGATGGCTGTGCCATGCAATCACGCCCTCTTCTCTTCGATAGGTAAGCCCAACTAATTTTCCATCATTTAGACAGGCCCAGAGAATATTGTCTGGCTCTTGCTGATAGGCCAGCTCCTTAATGCCGCCTTCCGTGATATGCTCGGCCAATAATGTTAGGTCTGGTGCCTGATAACTATCTGAGCTTAAATCAAAAACAAATTCTCTTATTTTGCGCTTTGCGCGCTGCACAAACAGAGTGGCATTACCAATGGTGATGGGTTGGATTTTTGCAGATCCGTAAGTACCTTGCTTTAGTATTTGTGTTGTTGTGGGCGTAAGTGGCCCCTCATTTGTAGATGTTACGGTAAACTCACCGCCAGATGTGCCAACTTGCAAGAAGCGACCTGGCTGCAAATAACGAATTTCATTTGCGCTATCAGACGCCAAAGTAAATGTCAGGCTTGAAGCATCCGCTGTGCCTGGCGTGAAATTTGTAAAATCACCTGACTTACTAAAAAATATTGTTCTGGGCTGTGTGGTGGTATTTGCAAAAATTAATCTCTGTTCATGCAGCGCGACTGTGGCAGGAAAGCCGGTTGTGTTTGAAAACGCGCCCAGTTGAAAGTTTTGATCTGCAATTAAAACACCGGTAATTGTATGTCCGCTTGCCGCTGCTTCATCAACCAGATCCGCGCCTGGGGCAAGCAAAATGGTTGTTGCCGTGACTTGCGCAATCAGAACATTTGATACATTATTGCTTGTTGATCCTGTAACACTAATCAGCATGCCAGCCTCAAAACCCGCATCAACAAAACCGCCAGCGGTATCCTCTAACCTATCATTATGCTCATTGCCTGTGGCGCTTGGATCTCCTTCATGAAAGCTAATTGTTGCGGCTGTATAGGCTGGTGTAAGTTCTGCAATCCCTGCTTCATTTTCTAAGACTTGAATAGTTGCAGATGTACTACTGGTGAATGCTGTAATTTTTGCAAAGCCGTGATGCAGTTTTACCAGGCGTCCAACATCGGTTGAAACAAAACCAGCAAATTCAGTACTCAGGTTGTTTACGGGGCTTGCTGAAAGTGTGACAGTGTTTCCTGTTCGATCACCAGCAGTTAATTTGGTTATCGTTGTGTTTGCATCAAGCATTGGGCCGCGAATAAAATTGATCTCTGCCACTGTCCAAGCTGTGTGTGATGTTCTGGTGATTTGCCTGGGCGCATGATTTGGATGCGCAACAAACAATAAATCATTGCTTTGCGTAAATTTTAAATCCGCGAGTTCCGTATGCAAATAAGGCGTTGTAACTTCTACTGGTGATCCACCCGATACAACAGTACCACCATCTTTATGAACGCGAAAATATTGATCGCCAAATTCAAGCACATAGGCTTGTTCCACGTTGAACTCAAACGGAATGAGCCGCACATTATGGGCGCTGTTTTTTACCTCTCGCACAAAAATAGAGCCAGGACGCCGAGCTGCCCCACCCTGGGGATGAATGGTCATGTTTTCTATTTTTTTGGCCGCTTGCGTGTATTTTTGCAAATCGACACGCCCATCTAGTTTTGGCGAGAACTCACCAGCGCTGAAGGTTGTGAATGCTGGGCTGACCTTAACCATTTAAAACCTTGAGCTTATAAATGTTTCTGCGCGCAAAGTTTGGCTGGCGCTTGGATCAGCTGAGTTAATTAAATTATCTTCCGTTGCATCAATGAATCTGGCTTCTTTGAGCTTTGCATCATATTTGGCATATAAAGAATTTGCGAGGCTGGTAGAGCCTACGAGCGGGTAAGCAATATCAGCCGCCAATGAGGCCGATATGGTTTCGGTTAAAAGCACATCATAAAGGCTGGTATCTGTGATGCGCCCTGTGTAAATCATTTTAATCTCGCTCTCACTGGTGAGAAGCTTGCGACCTTCAATTTTATAAATGATATCGGGATTATCTAGGCCCAGAACCCGCAAACAAAATGGATCTGTTGGCAGTGTAAATTGATGACTAAATTCAAAAGCCGGTGTGGCTGTATCTGGTGCCAGGCTTACGCGCTGCACCAAACAATTCCAGGGATGCGCGCGAAACACTGCGTCACGCACAACAGAATATCGATCATTAATAATCCGCGCAGCTTTGCTGTCCTCTGTTAAAGACAGGATTTGCGTTGCGCCGATTTGATGCAGAGCTGCATTTGCGATTGTGACTTCGCTCATGAGTGATCCCTAAGAAAGGGGGGTGGCATATTCCAATTTTTTTTTGAAATACGCCACCCCGATTGGTTTAGTTTTGCACCCAGAGCATCGTAACAGCGATTGTGCCGGTGCCAGCTGCACCGCCCATTGTTACCGTAACGACTTTCCCATCCTCATTGGCGTCCACTTCTTCACCATTTAGCAAAGCTAAAGTAGCGCATATGTCCACGATTTGTGCTGATGTTGAAGCGGCGGCAGCTTTATACGCAGCCGCAGAGGCAGAAACGTCTGTTCCCGCCGCTGTTTTATGCGCAGCAAAGCCGACCGATAAGGTTGTAGAGCTGCCCAAAGCATCATGTGCAAGTGAGCCTTGCAGGATGCGCGCGCCATTAGGCAGCGCAAACATTTCAATAACATCACCTGATGCTAATGAAGATGCTTCATAGGTTGCTCGAGCGACACGTATTTCACCGCCCAGTTCATTTGCTTTTACAAAATCAGCTGGATCGTTTTGTGTCAGTGAGGTGCGGAGATCAGAATAAACAGTTGCCATTTTTCATGCCCTCCTATGCCGATTCATCACAGATGATGGAAACTACCTTATCTTCTTCCATTCTGGTCGCACCAAAGCTTGCGCAATAATAGACCTGAGTAGAATAAGATTTGTCGGCGCGTTCATCTATGCGTGATTCTACGTCTTTACCCACAGCCAGCTTGATTCCGTCTTGAGCCCAAGCAAAGCAAGTCCGGTCATTACCAGATTTTGCCAGGCGATTAGACACATGAAACTGGAAGCCCAGAAATGTGTTGATCTCGCCTTGTACCAGCGCTTTGACCGTGTTGAAATCTGAGCTGGTGACTGTAGTTGTATTGAGCAGCGCTTCAATTTGATCTGGGCTAACCGCAATATGGCGCGGAATGCTTGGATCAACGGAATTACTGTCCAGGATTTTCTTGGCTTGTATAAGTTTAGCCAAGGTTAAATCAGCGCTACCACTTGCGATTTGCTGGGCAGATGGAAGCGTTGTGGATGTACCTCCAGATTTGCCGGTTTTAGATGTTCCAGTTGCGGCCTCAATAATGGCATCATCCATGGCCCGACCCATTGCAGCGGCAGCTGCCCTGGCATATGTCGAGGTTGGATCGATCAGCATACGAACCTTATCGGCATCATCTATCAGATCTGCCCATTCGTATGAATCCATTGTGACCATTCGTCTGGAATGTGGGGTATCGACCATCGGGGTATCCTGATGTCGAGAGGTGCGTTTCACAGCAGCTGCGGCACCGACTTGATCAAAAAAAGCTTTTTCGCCGGTCACCGATTCCTCTTCAACTCCACCCCGAAGGATAGAGCCTGTTTGCTGACTAAGCAGCTGAACATTTGCGGAAAACTGTTGTGAAAACGCTGTCGTAATTTGAGTACTCATTATGAGCCCCTTTCACTAAGCGTTTGATGTGACTCGCTACCCGACTGAATGTCGGACGAAAGATTTTTGATTTTTTGGGGGCGAGAAGCTTATCCCTGGTCGCTGTTCAATAGGTTGGGGCCTTGCGGCTTATCCGGTTGTATTGTTCAGCATTTCTTGAAGCCTCAGACGTTCCTGCACCAGATGTGCTTGTTGCGGATGGTTTCTTTGCATATAGGCAGGGTTGGCCATGATATCGGCCATCTGCGCTTCAATATCGGATGGCGTCATCTCATTACTCGACTTGACGCCTTCAAGAGTATCTTCGCCAATTTTTTTATTAATAAAGTTGGCTAAGTTGATGTTCATGCGAATAAAATCAGGATGATCGCCAAGCAATCGTCCATCTGCTAATCTTATTTCAGTCATTTCAGCATTGCCAAAATTCTTCACCATAGCATCTGCATTTGACAGATTATCATCGAGGGCCGCGCCATATTCGCGTGTGAGCTCTGTTTGCACTTCTGCTACCATGGCTTCATATTTGCCATCCTCGAGCTGCATGGATTGACCCATTGTGTCATTATACCAGTTTAACAGCTTTTGTGCCTGATCTGGTCGCAGCCCAACATCATGCGCGGCTTGTTTAAACCCGCCCAGCATGTCATCGCTTTGCTCAATGCCTTCTGGCATATTGTTTTGTAAATCATATCCTTCTGGACTATCCGGTCTGCCCAAGCGTCGATCCACCTCCGCCCAATCCTCTGGCGTGGCATATTTACCTGGAATGGCCAGTTTATCCGCGCCGATCATGCTCTGCGCATTCACATAGCTTTTTGCTAGGGCTCCAACATCCTGGATATGTTCTAGTGATCTATGACCCGCTATATCCTCGGGTATTTGTGAGCGCCAGTCTTGCTGGTCATCAGACGGTGCTACCTCGGTTGAGACATCCGCTACCTGTTCTTCACTCAATTTATAAGCTCCTTTTCCTTTTGCTCACGCAGCATTGATAGTAAAAACAAAACCACCGTGCGCTGCCCCTCACGGTAGGCTGTTTCATGTGGATCGGCTGAGAATGTTGAGCCATGAATATGAAATCTTGCGGCCAGGTCATTGAGAACTTTATGGCCATCCTCATTATTCAAAGCCACGTTATAAATGGTTCTTAGATCCTCTGGCGTCATGTTGGTTGCTGCGCTTGTATGGCTCTAAGCATTGGAGCTGCATTGCCAGCCGCTTCTGCCGTTTGCATGAGCTCTTGTTGCTCTGCCGCTGCCGCAGCTGCCTCAGCTTTTTGTTCTCTTATAATTGCCACTTGCTGCGCGCCGCGCACCGCTGTGGCCGGTACGCCCAAGATTTTAATTAAATGCTTGGCAATGCCATCTGCATCAATGTAATCCATAATTTCTGGCGCGAGCTGACTAAGGGGTGACATGAGCTCAAGCAGCCTGGTCATGTTTTGTATATCGCCCTGACGCTGCGCTTTGGCCAATGGGCTGACATATTCAATTTCTAAATCCTGATTGGCCATAAATTCTGGCGCGGGTGCAAAAGCCCTTTGCCGTGAAAGAATAGCATATACCCTTGTGATAAGAGGTTGCAGCAATTCTGCTTGAAGCCTTCCCAGCACTGGCCCAAGCAGCCGCATTTTTTCTTCTGTTCTTTGCACCACTTCGGTCGCAGTCATTTGCGGCCCCTGCCCCAGGATTAACTGATCAACATAAAAGGCAGATCGTATTGCTGTGCGGCGTTGCTCTTCCATATTCAGCCCAAGCGGATTATTCGCGCCAATATTAAGCGGTTCAATTCGATCACGGGTGCCAGAGCGATAATAATTCAAACCGCCTGGGACAGTTCGCACCGGCAATAGAAAACCGTCATCTGGTACAAGCAGGGGTGGATCTACCTGTTTTTGTGCGGCCCTTATGGTGGTTTCGCACATCTTATTGAGCATTTTTATATCAGCCAGCGCGGTCATTGAGGGCGAGCGACCATAGCCAATTTCAAAGCTGCTTTTTAAAAACCTGGGGCATGTATATGGGTTTTCATCAAAGCCCTTTTCGCTGAGAATAATCTTTTCTTCTGGCTCAATGTAAATTGAGGCAAAGGGTTTGTTTTCTGATGTAATTTTAAGCGGATCGCGCTCATCACGCTCAAACACCGCATGCACCAATGTGATTTGCGCATATGGATTACCTTGAGCCTTTTGAATAATTTTGCTGCTAAAATTCTCCTCACCAAAGCGTTTTTGCGCAGCCCTAAGCGGCATTTTAAATTCACGATAAATGGTATCCACGCGGCCCTTGTCATCCTCTGACAAGTAACATTCCTTAATATGCCTGGTTGAAAACCTGAGCTGTTGTTCATCATCCTTATCAATGAACATCACACCAGTGCCAAAGGTAATCAGATCATGATAAAGCTCATGGATTTGCTCTTGAAAGTTACTCCGGTTGAACGCCTTATACATAACGTCCTCAACCGATTGCAGCCACTCCATGGCCTCATCATCGCTATTGAGCTCTTCATCACGATATCTAAGCGAAAACCAAGAGGTTGCCGCAGATGTAAGCATACCATGAAGTGATGCACTAAGCAGCTCAGCTGCATGTATTGCCGTGCCATCAAAAACCAGCTCGCTGCGCTTATCACCGCCCGATCTTACCTTGGTTACATCGGCCTTTCTTGGCACAACATAATCGGCAACCTCCTGCCAATGGCTTTCCCAGGTCTGCCTTTGCGTTTTTAGCGACCCCAGCCGTGATAAGATCTTTGAGGCGAGCTTATGCACCATTACATCATACCATTCATTCTACGTCTGGTCTGACCAAGCAAAGACGCATATTGCAATGGCGCATCAGACATAACGCCCCTGGCCGTTGTTTGAATGCTTGGCTGTGAACTCTTACCACCTGTTTGTGCAGCCGTTGGTTTTGTTGGTGCTTGTACCGCCGGTGCGGGTGGCGGTGGTGGCGGTGGAGGGGGGCTAGAACGTCTGTTAAAAAATCCCATTACATCGCTACTCCTAATGGATTGTATTTGTTATCAGCTATTGGCGGTGGCCTCTTGCCATCAAACATGCGGCTTTCTTTCAAACCCACGGCCAAATACCGAAACGCATCTGCCGCATGGCTTGACCAATCATGAACAGGCGTATTCCTAAAACTGCGCATGCGCTCGTTATAAGCACGGTGATACTGCCTCAAAGCCTCCAAACCAGGCTTGCATAAATCCTTATCAAACCAACATCGAGGCAACATCATCTTGGCCGCATGTATGCCATCCTCAAGCGGCAGCTTTGGAACCACGCGAAAGTTTATGCCTAGATCCCAAGCCACCTCACGCCTACTCTTACCGGTGCTCAGCTCCCGAACCTCAATGTCATGCGGTGCATGATGCGCCCCGTATAAATATTCTTTGCTTTGAAGAAGCTTTAAATAATGAGGCAATCCCTCGCCCCTATTCTCATAGTAATCAATAATCTGAACAGCCCTGCCAACTTGCTGCACAAACCAAATCACCGTGCTATCGCCCACACCTAAATCCCAAAAGGTCTCTACCTTCACAGATGGATCATAAGGAACTGAACAAATGCGGCCCTTTTCCTGCAACTCTTGCAGCTCCTTGCCAAAAACAGCACCAGGCACATTCGCAACCCAGCTGCACTCATATTCCTGCGCATATTGATCTACGCTCATCATCGAGCGCGCAGCCTCTAGCTCATCATCATCCAGAATATTCGTATCACTGGCCCTAAACAAAGCCGTGTGCCAATCTTTCTGGCTCTGAGCTGCCGCATAAAGCTCATAGAACGCATTGTGACCCCTGGGCGTTCCTATGAACAGCGCCCAACCCTTACGATCACTCAGCGCCGGTCTGATGATCTCTGGAAACAAGCTCTCAGGCATGTCAGCCATCTCATCATGGCAAACACCATCTAAATATATTCCGCGGAGACTATCAGGATTCTCTGCGCCAAGAAGCTGTATCCTAGCACCATTAGGTAAATCACAGCGCAACTCCGTTTCATGAAAGCGCACCATTGGAATAGCACCAGCAAACTGCTTGAGATAATCCCAAGCAACCGCCTTCGCCTGTCGATAGGTGGGCGCTATATAAGCGTATCGAGGGTTGGGTTTGTCATTGCTAAAGCTTTTGCCAAGAATATGATTAATGGCCATCACAGTCTTGCCAAATCGCCTGTGACATACGATGACGCCCCAGCGCTTCTTGCCAAGATCACGATGCAGTTGCAACTGCAATGGGCGTGGTGTGTAGGGGATCTCAATGGATGAGTTTGGCAGTGTCTTGTCTCTCTATTTACGTATACAGTTACGGCGCGCGGTTTTGGGGGTGGTGGGGGGTGCCGCACAGGATTTTACGGGCGCAACGGGGGCATACCCCGTGACCCATGCGTTTATTTTCAATAGCTTAGACCATCTGGGTGCCAAACCGGTGCCAAAACATCCAAGAGCTCAACAAAATCAAAAGCAAATCAGGGTTGGGGGGTGGGCCTCGCGCGCGACTGGCACCAACAGAATATCACCACCACACCTACTCACCCACATTAAACACATCACCACCAGCCCATGTAATCGTGATCGCCCCTGAGCTTTGCTTATCCTCTGCTTTATTCCTGACGCCTTTGCTTGCCATTTGCCGAATGTACTTATCCTTTACATCTGCCTCGAGCCTACGCCTCTGCACTTCTGCATTTGCCAGCTGCTTATCGCTGGGCAATGGAGCCGTAACCATCTCTAGGATATCATCGTGCATCACTTCGCATTGTATTGCCCTGGCACGTTCGTAGAGCGCGTGTGCCTCTTCATCTTCCTGCACATGTCTGAGCAATGTCATGTAGCTGGGCATACCTTCTTCTTTGCATATCCGCTTGATAGCGTTGCCTTGCATCAACAAATCGCAGATGTCTTTAAATTTTTGCTTAGAAACTCTGGGCATTAATCAAACTTTTTTGTGAGTAATTCCTGAATTGACTGGCCTATTGCTGGTTTAAATTCTAATTGCATTTGCTCAACAATATCTTGTTGTAATTTGGGGTCATCTGTTTTTGACAATGCGTAACCCATTTGTTTCAGCCGCCAAACTTGTGTTATCGTGTCATCATGCATGAATAATTGAGCTCATAAAAAAAGCCCCACGAAGGGGGCTAGGTAAAACAAGGGAGGACAACCACACATTGCTGTGCTGGTATACCAGACAAAGCCAACCAATGTTGTTGTAGCATCAATGGAGGACAAGGCTCTGCCTAGTATACTACATCTATGGCTGATTTCGCGCATTAGCGCAAGCATTATGTTATGTGCCGATATCTTGTTTGATTTGTTACGTCGGTATACTTGACATTTAAAGTCAAGATGTCCATATAAAGGCTGTAGCAACAAAGGAGGAAACCAAATGAAATCACAAAAAGCACTTGAGTTTATCAACAAGCACATTGCTGACGGCAAAACAATTTTGATCCGCACATACACTCGTATTACCAAGATTACGCCAAAGACTGTTAAAAGCTTTGAAAAAGCAAATCACCCATTGTTCAAAATGAACAGCGCAAACGAATTGCTCATGGCAGAGGGCAAGCGCTACGTTTGCATCGCAACTCCCGACATGATAATGGTAGGCGTGTCAGCCCAGTAAAAAACAAAATCTTAATCAAAAGTAATCGCCCAGGATATCATCGTCCTGGGCTTTTAGTTTGTAATGCAGCCTTATGAGTGCATCCTGATATCTGCGCTTGATCTGTCTTCCATCTCTCAGCCCCCTTAATCTTGCCAGTTGTTGCCACTTAGGGCCGCGTTCACGAAACGCTGCGCTATGGGCCACAGCCCAGACCATGCGTCGATCATCTGCATCCATGAATCTTATGCTGAGAAGCAAGGCTTTATCAAAGCTATCTACTTGTTGCGGTGTTGCTCTTGGCAAGCGCACTTTAAATTCCTCATAGCCATATGCCTTCCATTCTTGAGGATAGTCTGGCCATGAACTCATCTTTTGTTTTCGCATCGCCGCTGGCAGTTTGCGCTCGGTTTCAGCGGCTTCAAAAAAAAGATCTGAAAGCGCTAGCACATCCAAGTTATCCACAGAGGAATCCTTTAAAGTAAAGAATTTCGACTATGTACATATGAGTGCTGATTTGTGTGCGCTCCTTGGCGGCGCCCACAATCAGCAAGTTTAGGTGCATATATGAGCGCATATATGAGCGCATATATGTACATGGGTGAAGACGCTACGCGATTTTAAAAACACCGTAAAAGATCAGTCAATAACTTTTTTATCCACATGTCATTTCGTAACATTAGGCGAAGTTTTTTCCCAGCGCTCGTTTGTGCAATCGTAGGTCAGCTGTTGATCGCCTAAAAGTGATCGATACTTTCGCATCAAGTCGTTAATCTTATCAAACTGTTTCAGTTGTTCTAAGGGGTGAAATTCATCACGATACTGCCTTAACGCCAGAATGATTGTTTGTGTTTCATCAATGCTAAGATTCATTTTTATACTCCTAATGGGTTACAGGTTTCACACCGCTCTTTCTCGCCCACTGGCTCATATGCCTGGTACTCACCGGACACACGCACCATGCGTTCTACCTCAATCCATCCGCTGCCGTCACACTCATTACAGCGCTCGGCAATCTTTAGTTCTATATCTTTGAGTTTTCGGTGTAGATTTAGCACTTGACGCGCCATTCCTGTGTGTATCGGCCCAGAGAAAAGCTTTTGCTTTTGATCCTCTGCGCGCAGTGAGAACCAGGCGCTTTCATCATCATGATCCAGTGTCCAAATCATATGCTCGATTTTCACTTCAATCCTCATGAAGTACACTCGCCATCGTTTTGTTGGCAAAGAAATGCAGCATCATCAAAGATCCAATCACCCTGACGGCTTATGAAATCACCGAGTTGTTTGTATGACTGGCCCTTATCTCTGATGCGCTTAAAAGTTTGCAAATGCTGCTTTGATCTGTCTTTACCCTCAAAAACGCGTTCTTCCTGATCTGACCACCATTGCGCACGGTCTGGATGCAGTCGCCAAAGCGTTGCTAATGTTTGCTCTGATTTCAAAAAACAACCATCACAATTACCAAAGCCTTTTGTAATGCGAAGATCATGTCCGAATGCGTACCGTTGCTTGCCCCAGAACTCCATGACTTCTTTCTGCGTTACCATCACGTCCAGCAATGGCCAATAGGTTGTTTCCTTGCTGTCTTTCTGTGGCTTTGCTCTGTGCGCCTCGTCAGCTCTAATGCCAACAGCGCTGTACCATTTTTTCCACCCAAGGCTGACAAGATACCTTCGCATTGTCCGCACTTTCAGTTCCTGAGTACAAAACCTTTCAAACACATTGGGTAATCTGCGCTTCTTTGCTATCAAGTTGTCAAATGGCTCACCGTTGCGTGATGCAGCGTTGTGACTTGCCACCTTAAAACCAACGCCGTTATCATCGTTTTTGTATTCCAGCCATGTTATCGGCACGTTCCAACGCTCTGAGCATTCTTGCACAAAGTTTAATGTCTCGGGCATTTCACGGCCTGTGTTGGCAAAGAGAACCTTGCAACGCTCCGGTAAATCTCCGTTTGCTGCAAGAATTTCGTGGAGCATATAGCCGCTGGTACGTCCACCACTAAAGGCAATTTTTACGTTGCCTTCGGGAAGTTTGTACGGATTAATCTTCATGCAGCACCACCTTGCCCGTGCCTTTGCACACCGTGCACTCGATCATCTCAGGCTCAGCCTCACCCGTCGAAAATTTTTTTGGATGCGTAATGAAAAAATAATGCTCACGCTGGCCAACGCCTTTGCAATGTGGGCAGTTGATGAACACCGGCTCTTTCATAGCCCAGCTCGCAATCTGACATGCGCGGCCAATACATCATGCACATCCTCGATTGATCGACACAAAGTCCAAAGAAAACCCGCGCCCTGAATCTTATCGCGGATAAATTTCTGGTTGTTATTTAGAACCCCGCGTTTGAGCTTGAGCTCAATAAAAATAACCTCTGGCCGATCAGTAAGACTTGATCGAGCATCTACAAAGATCTCAAGATCTGGCCAGCCGAACTTTGTGCCGAGCTGTTTTAATCGATTGATGTAATTTATATGCCGCTTGCCCTCGTTTGGGCTATGATGAAAAACACAGGTTTTTGGAAGAGCCGCGTCCAGGTATGAAACCACCGATCGTTGCAGCAAATCCTCGGTCATTAAAGATCTTTGCTTAAATAAACATCATTTGGCGTCACTTGACCCTGCGTGAGAACGACAATTCTTGACATAAAACGTGGGTTCGGTTTTACATGGTCTTTATGCGATTGTTTGAGGCACCATCGCCGCACGACAGTTGCATGCGCCGCGCCGAGCTGCCGCGCCAAATGTGAATATGACCAGTTTTTTTGTTTTCTGAATTCATCAAGTGTCATACTTAATAATCTAAATCACTTGACGTTTAAAGACAATATCAATACTTCATAAAAAGGATTTAACATAAAAAGACAAGGTGGTATGATGGGGGATATGCCCAACAATTTAAATCAAATGATTGCCCAAAGTGGTAAAAGCAAAGCGCAAGTTGCGCAGGAAAAGGGTTTGACGCCCGAAACTTTGTCGCGTCACATCCATAATAAAATACAAATAACGCTCAAAGATGCAGAAGAATACGCAGAAATTTGTGGCTGTAGCGTTTATGAAATATTGTTCATTACGAAACCCGTCCCCATCATCGGAAAAGCGCATATACACCATCCGAACATTGTGCTGCGCGATTTCACAACCACCAAGAAAAGATTTGGAAATGCATATGCTTTTATGAGCAATACAGATGAAGTTTGCTTTATGCGCTGGACAGTATCAGATGATTATACTGGCCCCTGGGAACATTGGAATAACACATTAACATCTTTGCTTCTTGATCCAATTGAAAATAATTACGTGCATAAAGAGTGCTTTCAACAAATGTCGCTCTGCAAGCTTGCAGAGCCTATGCATGTGCGCGGCTATGAGCGAACCTGGTTGGCTGGTGTTCTCTATCCACAACCGAAAGGTCTATACACAATTGATATGAAGGCAGAAGATGAGGTCGTGTCGAATGTAAAACTAGAATGGGCCAGCCCAGAGTTAGCCGTTGTGCATCGCCCAGAGCTCAGAAACATTATCGTAAAAGATGAAAATGGCCTCGATTGGCCCAACGCAGATGTCGTGACGTTATCATCCGCAAAAAAATAGATTTCTAACGTATAACTATTTGACATCAAAAGTCATGCTTTATACGCTGAGAAAATGTCCTTTGATACGCCCGATTGGGCTTCGCGCCATAAATATTTTAATCACAGCAATCCCCGCTCGGGTGATCGCAGCAAAAAGCTGTTCGAGAAGGTGCATATACGCCCGTCCATTGAATGGGCCAGATATGTTTTAAAAGATGAAACGCGCGCAGACGATCACGTAAAGGCTGGTAAAATTCTGTACAACTTCACTGTCGGGCGCTCATCAGCTGCTATGGAAGCTGGCCGCGCTGTTCAAGATGCGTGTGATCTGCACCTATTACCAGATCCAACATTCGGCCAAACGCTGAGCCTGTCAGAAGCCACAGATGTGGCTGTGAAAACCTTACAGCAATACAAGCCAAAGGATTACTCTCAGGCCGCCCTAGACGATGACAGAGCGCGCAAAGAGAAGTATCTTGAGGAAATGCCAGGCGTGATCGAACATGCTGTTCTGGGGCTGCGTGAGGCCATGCGCAGCGATAATCGAATGATTGGTGAAATAGATCTGATCGATAAATTACCTGGTAATGCCCTGCCCCATTTTACGAAACCAGATTATGGGCGGCGCGGGGATCTCAAAACCAAATGGTCAAGGCCAACCAAGCGCCAAGCAGATAAAACAAAACCTTTTCATCCGACAAAAAATCAAAGCTGGACAGATGTAAAACCGCCAAAGACGCTGGGCAAAGATAACCCGTTTAGCTTTGATATGGCGAACGTATATCAGGCGTGTGGATTCTGGGCGCTCAACGGCGGAAGGCCGCCGTTCATTGTTTATGCCAGCTCAACAGATTACAAGGTGTTTACACCTCACAATGCGCCTGAGCTGAAAAATGATTTTCTCGAGGAAGTGCTGCAAGACATTATCAAACAACACAAAGTGACAGAAAATATTTTGCGCTCTTGCCACAATAAATATGAGCTGTTTGATTTTTTAGATCCACCAGATTTTACAAAACTGCATTGGAAAGAGCCGCCAGGATATATTGCCGAGGCGCGCAAGATGTGGGGGCTGCAATGATACCGCGTAAACTTACAGACATATTGAAGGAACTGCAATTAGAACCACGTCAAGCAACATGGACGGTGCATGGTCAAACAGTCGTAACCCATAAGGCTCTTGAACAAATTGCGCACCATAAAGGCATTATGTTTGATTCACCCCAAATTATTGAGAGTGATCCAGAGAAGCGCATCTGTGTAATGATTGTGACCGGCAGATTAAAAGACAAGCATGAATGGTCAATTGGTGAGGCCATGCCAATTAACATCGATAAAAAAAACAACAAACAGCAATACCCATACGCAATGGCAGAAAAGCGCGCAAAAGATCGAGTCATTCTCAAGCTTATAGATATGGCGGGTTTTGTTTACAGCGAAACAGAAAGTGAAGCCTTTAAAAAACGATCAAACGCGGGTGAAGTCTTTAAAGAAGGATCAAACGCGACTGAGAGTGAGTTGGAAGAATCGCGGCAAGCACTCGCAAAAGAACTTGAAGAATTGGAGCGCACACAGGAGCTTGATCAGCAATGGCAAGCTTGGAAAGAACAAATCAAAACAAAAATAAGCCAGGCAACAGAAACCTGGCAGATAAGAAAGCTTGGCGAAAAGCAAAGCAATAATATGCAACTTTTGAGGCAACATAATATCGAGTGGGCAGATGAATTAAAAGCGTACATCAGATTGCGCTTTGAACAGCTAAATCAAGGAGAAAGATTCAATGCCCCATTTTAGTAAAGGCAACCACACGTTTGAACAGATCGACACAAAAAAACATTATCGGCTGACCGGCTGGGTCAACATGCCGACCAAATGGAATGATACAGTAAAACAATATGAGCCGCGCACCCAGGAACAAATAGATGCGCAGCGTCAAATCTATGAGCTGATGAAAAAACACGGTGCTGGAATACAGGTGTCAGTACATGAGCGCATGGATGGGCTGGAGCCAAAAGACTTTCCAGTTAAGCAGCGCATCACGCTGTATGTAAATAAATATGATGACAACCAGAGCGCGAGTGCGCCAACCCAAGATTTCAGAGCGCCAGCTGCACCAGCTCCCGCTGCACCACCCGCGCCGGCTGGGCCAATCATTGATGACGATATGGGATGGTGATATGTCTGGATCATTGTTGTCTTTAAAAGAGGCCGCACAAGCGTTGTTTGGTGAAAGCAACCGAAATTCGATTGCGCGGGCAAGGCGCTTGTTTGAAAAACAAAACTTAAAAACTATTCGGGAAGGTGGAAAGATCTATATTCATAAAAGTGTTTTGGATACGGCGTTTGGAGCTGAGATAGAACAAACTAAAACCGTGGTAAAACAAGCTTTCGGAATAAATGACAAGGGGGAGATCATCCCCCTTATCTTAAAAGATCGCGGATAATCTATCAACGGCCTCAGTATCCTCACCGCTAGTGTCAAGCCAATGGCCATAGATTGATTGTGTAATTGCAATCGTCGCATGGCCCATGTAACTTTTGACCCGATACAAATCGTTCGGAAATACCATCAAAAGCTTGGATGCATAGTAATGACGAAGATCATGCCAGCGGATGCGCTCGACACCGGCCGCATCACAGGCGCGGTGCAATGCCTTTAAAAACTTTGAGGACATCCGCAGCGTACCGAGTGCGGAACAAAAGACTAAAGCCTTTGCGTCTGGTCTACCTCGGTTGATGTAAAGCTCTTTCAGAGAGCGCACCATATCGCGGGTTAAAGGCACAGTTCTTTGACCTGACTTTGTTTTCGTCGAATCAATCTTGGTCGTGGTGTGCTTTACTGCGCGCGTTACATTTACTTTGCTGTCCTCAAGATCAAGACAGCCCCAAGTCAGCGCGCGCTGTTCGCCTTGCCGCAAACCAGTTGTGATCGCAAACCGAGCGTAAAGCTTCCACTCAGGTGACAGATGATCCATGATTTGATCAATGATTTCTGGCGCAATTTTTTTCGCTTTGGCTTGCTCTGCTTTTGTAATGTTACCTTTGCGCTCAACACCCTCAAGCGGGTTTGTTTTACGACAGCCAAGCATGATTGCAAACAGCATCATTTGTCCGACCGATCCAAAAATATTTTCAATAGTTTTTTTGCTGCGACCAACACGCAGTTGATCTACAATGTCAATCGCTACCTGGCCCATGGTCAGATCTTTTACAAGCATGTCAGCGACAGGCTTTCCATCAATAATTAAATTTATAAACTGCTTGGTGTGGCGCTTACGATCCAAGAAACAGCTTTGCGATTTTTCTCCGCGCGCACACTCATCGCTTAGTCGTGTGATGTATTTATTTTGCAGCTCGGCAAATGTCCATTTCCACGCGTCAGAGGTCAAAGCGTTGGGTGTATGCTCTGCATTTAATTTATCAATCTCTCGCAGCGCATCGGCTTTTGTCCAAAAAAATTGCCGCTTACCGTTTTTTAAAACAGATCTCGAATCAACGCACCAAGGCGCTTTTCCAGCAACCTGTTTAGATTTTAGTAACTTTGGTGAGATCGGTGTCATTGTGATATTCCTCCATTTAATAATAATTTGACGCTACAAGTCAAATATAGAGTTGTATCACGCAGAGTACAAGGGGATGTTTGGTCAAATCCCCGCGACCCCACACCTTTTTTTGGCACCCAGCTTGGCACCCAGAGGCCCCCAGATGGGGTTAACTTATTGATTTTAAAAAGTTTTAGATGGCGCGGTTGACGGGGCTCGAACCCGTTATTTTATGTGTCAAAATGAAGCATTATGTAACAAAATAAAGCAAAACGTGACATCGATGTTACGTTCTGTTACATAATGTTACATAATGCACGGCACTGGCTCGGCACTGGCTCGACACTCACCACAAGCTCCACACAAGCTCCACAAATCATTTATCCGAATCAAACAGGATTGGTGCAATTTCATCAATTTTAATCTAAGAGCGATACTTCCGCGTTTTCGCCATGATGCTTTTTGGCTGCGCTGAGAACTGCTTTCCGCGTTTTTTATCGCGTCTCTTTGCCGCCGTTGTGGCTGCGTATTCTGCGCTCGACAGAGATTTTATTGCAGCCTCGGGCAAATATCTTTCGCCAGTAACGGAGCTTTTTTTGCCGGACTTTGTGCGCCAGTTTTGTTTGCCCCACATCTTTAAACTGTGCTGCGGATTGTGCATTAGCGATAGCCCCCGCCCCGTGCCTTGTAGGTTTTCGCAAGCAGCTGCGCCTTGCGCGCCGACCATTTACCAGCTGCCGTGCCATGTGTGGCGCGCGCCATGATCGATTTAAACAGCCGCTTTCGCATGCCAGGCTTTGTGTAATTGCCCGACTTGTTGACCGTTGATTTGGCCATTACTTTTTCTTTGGCTTCTTCATTGCGG